TACTCCGTTTTCGTCTGTATTAGTTAACACATATCCGCGTGAATCGTAACTTACGTTTCTGTAACCTTTCCAGCCAGCACCAGTTCCGTTATTGATCATAATGTCAATGTCCGACGAATTGCTGTAGTACCAATATGTACCAGATTCTGGTGATGTGTATGGTGTCGACGCTTGGTAGTTCACCAATGCTGTAATATTAGTGAAATTAGATATTGACGTCACATCAAGTACAGAAACTGTAAACCCCGAACCCAGTGCTGGATCGTCAAACCCAATGGCGTTTCGTACTGTGTCTGTTGATACGTCAGTTAATGTAATTAATCCGCCCGATGTATGTGTTAATGTAATTGTCTTATTGCTGTTTAGAGTTGCTGTTACATAAGGAATTTCAGCAGCCAAAATGTCAGTTACAAAGTCAGCCGACGTATCGCCCGATAGAGTAATAGTAATATCAGATAGAGTGTCAATTCCGGGTGTTGAGTAACGAATTGTTACTTGATCACCTGTTGGCAAATCGTCGTCGATAATTTCTGTGGTTAATGCACCGGTTGCTGTTGTGATATTTTTTGCTGCTTGCACTGAAAAACGTAGTGCGTTTGCAGTAGCGTCGGAAACGTTGTAATGCGAAATAACCTGACCTGCTGCAATGTTTGCTCCACCACCACTTGGATCTAATGCGTATAAAGCATATCCATAATTTGAGTATAAAGGTGCAGTAACTGACTGGAAAGTGCCCAGTGTTGAGTTGTATCTCTTTAGTACTGGCGAAAATCCAACGCCAGTTGAGGTGGTTTTCCACCAGATACTGCCCGATGGGCGACCTTTTTGGTTAATATCAGCTGGTACGTTGAACCATCCATTGGTCGGAACATAAGTGTAGTCTCCGTATCCTAAGATTGCTGCATAGTAAATACCTTGCTTTTGCTGAGGAACAGTGGTTGGGCTACCAACTACAGTTGAGATTCCGCAAACTGTAAACGGTGTATTTGTTCCGTTAGTGATAGAACCAGAACCTGCACCATTATTTGCATCTGATGTAACAAAAATTTGTATGTAACTATTGGCACCTACAGTATATACACCAGCAAATACGCCAGCAACTGCTAACGTGTTAATTGCTGCTGCAAATTCCGCCGGAGTACCAGCATTTGCAATATATGTAAAGGCAGTTCCGTTAATAGTAGCAGTATATGTTGTTCCATTGACCCAAGTTGGGTTGGCCACAGTACCAGTCACCGATGGAGTAGATTTTTGCCATTCGTCAGATCCAACCTGTACCCAAGTGTTAGACAGGCCGGCGCCAGCAGCTGACTGCGACCCAGCTTTGTAAAATAAACGGATTGGGCTTGCTGTTGTTCCGTCTGTGTTAACCATAACCAATGCATAGTCACCAATGCGGCCGAATGAACTAACTGGTGTTGGTACAGCATACGCGAATCCGGAGTCGTTAAAAATCTTTGACGAATCTGCGATTATTGTTGGCGATACGTGTGAAAATGTACCAGTTGTAGTGTTAGAAACGTATATACCAAACTCAGTATTAACTGTATCTAACCAGTATGTACCATCTAAAGGTAAACCAACTGGGCGTACACTTGTTCCAACTAGCTGTGCTAGGTCAACATCGGCACGAATTGCGAAAAGCTGATTTCCGAGACCGAGTGCGCTGTATGCTGCTAATAGCCCGTATTCGTTAATTTCACTACCATTAATTGGTGTACCAGTGGCGCTAATATCAAACGTTGGTGTGCCCATACGTGTAACTAAGTCGCGCTGGCTGCTAAACGACAATAACTTACCAGCGTTTACTTTGGTTGTCCCAGAAGCTGATGCGCCATTATAAGTCTTATCTTGTGCCGTTGCTAGTAACACAAGCGGAATAGATCCTACGTTTGCGTTAACGTACTGACTCTGATCGTTTATGGAAATTTGAATTCCTGGGGAAACTAGTGCCATGGTTATTGTCCTTTATAATACAATGTTATGAATATTTAGCCTATTATCTAAAAATTTGGTGTATACAGAAGCCTTTGGGAAGGTTTAGCTGGTAAATACTGTATGGATAAACGTAAGCTATGCCCAATATGTCAAGACAATCACGTCGCAGTGAACTATATACGCAACGAAGTTCGTCACTACCGCGGCAGTTGTGCTAGTTGTATAAGAAAGAAAAGAAAATTAAAGCCTTCTCCGCCATTGTGGGCAAAGTCCGGCTATAAAAAGAAGGAAAGATGTGAGATGTGTAATTTTAAGGCCAAGTCCACAAAACAATTATTTGTTTATCACGTAGACGGAAATCTTAAAAATGTGAATTGGCACAACTTAAAAACTGTGTGTGCCAACTGTCGCATTGATATTATTGAAAGTAAGTTGCCCTGGAAGCCTAGCGATCTTGTACCAGATTTTTAACCTGCGCATACAACTCGTCAATACTACCATCGTTGTTTAGTTCTGCATCGAATCGAGTACCGACCCAAGCTGTTTCACTAGCGTGAATCTTATAATTATCCATTACAGCTTTGTTGCTGGCCCAACTTAAATTTCTTGTTGGACCAAGATTCACTATTGCAGCGGATTTGAACCATTCCGGCTCCGGGCCACGTTTAGTACGTATAACTAGGCCGCCGGCATTTCGTATACTGGCAATTTCGTTAGGAAATCGGCAGTCAGATATTACAACATTGTCCACTGCGTTACGTAATTTATTTTCTAAACTAGCAATCCAAATATCGTCGTGAAATCCTTTACGGCACACTTCAGTTCCCCAGTTTTGCAATACCCAACGTGGTGTTAACTTAGGTATCCCGAGTCGAGCTGCCCACCACGGATCAACCTGTTCACGCCAATCCCGGGACGCTTTTGTGCGCCCTTCTAGCATTGTACGATCCCATCCAAATACTGCTGCCACTGCATCTTTAAGAGTGCCCGCAAAACTTTCTCTACGAAACTCGTGTGAATTTACTAGATAGTCTGCTACTGTATCTTTCCCCGAGCCTATTAGGCCGCAGATACCAATGATCATAAAAAACTCCTGGTTTACAGGAGTATTTTATACTGTTGTAACTGTATTGTCAACTAACCCATTAAAAATGTAAGAGGTTGCGAACCATCAACATACAATTTAAGATCTTCTTGTAATTTTTCCATTTCGGCCTGTGCTTCTTGTACCATTGCAGCGCCATTTAAACTTGTCCCGCCTTGTGGTCCAGCAATACTGGCAAATTTACTGTAGGCTTGACCTAGTAACATCTTACAAAAACTATAGGAGAACTCTTGGATCCAGGGAAAAGCATAAGAATCGTTAAGTATCATTTGATCTGGCTTGTTGTTGTAGATCCATAGCAAAACACTTTCTTGTTCCTCTAAGGGAGGATTAGCGCCTTGCCAAGGCATTTTGCGAACAATAGTTAATTTTTTAGTAACAGGGTTAAATGTAAAGTTCATAAACCCTCCAAACATACGCATAGCTAGCTTTTGATAATCCACAAATAGCTCGTAATTAGTCAACCCGCCAACTCGACCTGCTACTAACATATAGGTGTTTAAGTAACCTGATGCAAATGGCTCGAATTGACTAGCTGTGGTCCCAGTAACACTACCTATACCTCTACGAAAAATAGCACGTACAGTTTGTATTTCTTTAGGTAAAATGTACTCTTGTGTTTCTGGTAGCAATGATAAACTTGCATAGCTTTCTTCTACTGCACCTTGCGCACGTTGTCTATACTTGACTAGTGCTTGGGTTATTGCCATTTCGTAATGTTCTTTTTCTAATTCAACATCAACAATCCCATCGCCTAGACGCATACGTACATAGTCCGTAATTGCTGCACGTTGGGCATCGTTGGTAGTAAGAACTGAGCCATCAAATTCGATATGCCCGGCACCAGAACCAGTGTTGGCATTAAACAGGCTTGCAGCTTCTATGTTTAGATTAGCTGTAAAGCCTGGTTCTTCAGTTGGCGTATTTGGATATGGGGTGGACATTTATTACTCCGTGATACTGTATTTATAACTATTCACGGAGTAATAGTATTACTGAACTTTTAGTAGTACAACATCAACACCAATACGACCGTTTAATCGTGTTTCTGTTGCTTTGATATCGTCAAGGAACTTGCGTAATTGAACTTTGCTGCTTTTCCTAAATTCAGTTAACTTTTCTTCGGGCTTGCGGAGTGTTTTGCATACGCTCTTGGCTTCGTCAAAACCAACAACACCTGTGCCTTTAACTCCCAGAGTACCACTATGCGCATCTGCTACGTATTTGCCTAGCTTACGAGTCTTGGTGTTGTAGATCCATAACTCAGTTGCTCCGATAATATCCGCAGGATTAATACTAACCAACTTAAGAGTTTTATCTTCTTTGGCAAATTTAAGTTTCGATACTAATTTTTCTTTGCTAGGAGCTTTTTTAACACGAGCTTTTTTAGTAGCTTTTTTAACATTGCGGTACTGTTCAATGGCAGCAATACCTGCATCAAGAAATGCAATAATTTTCTTAAAGTCTGCTGCTTTATAGTGACGATATGCCTCAGTTAACTGATCGTCCAATTTGCTTTGTGCTTCTGCTAGTTCAGCTCTGCGAGCCTGTACTAATGCTTCGTATTTGCTTAATTGACTTTGCGGGACTGCATTTGATGTCAAAAAGTCATACATCTTAAATGTAGCTTTTCCTGCAACTACGTCATCGTACTTGCCTTCAAACTCGCCTAAGATTTCAGCAGTTTTTTCATTCATACGATCTTGTA